TAGGTAATAACACACAGATTATGAGAAAACACAGGTTCTGTATTGACGGGAACACAAGTCTGTGTTTCCTTTCCGTTCATGGAACAAATCACTGCCCTGCGGCGGGCGATTGCCCTTTTCGGCAATCAGTCGCGCCTCGCTGACGCTATTGGCTACTCGCAGCATGCCGTCTGGCACGCCTACGAAAAGCGCCGCCGCGTCTCCCCCCAGATGGCCATCGCCATTCACAAGGCGACCCGCGGCAAGGTGCGGAAGGAACACCTGCGGCCTGACATCTTTGGGGGTGGCATATGAGCTACTCGCCCCTCTCTCCCCAATACACCGAGGCTGCGATCCGCGAGGTGCTCGACGGCACCTTCACCCGCGTGACCTACGAGAACAGGGTCGTGACCGAAATTCTTGATGACTGCGAGCCAACGCGCCGCAAGCCGGGACGCAAGTTTGGATACAAGGCGTCGAAACCGCAGACGTACTGGACACCGCAGGAGGACGACACTCTTCTCACTATGCGCCTACGGAACCGGCCCTTCTCCGAAATCGCGTGGGTGATTAACCGCTCCCTCGAAAGCGTGAAAAAACGATACCGGGTGCTGCGCGTGAACGGAAAGGTGATGGTGTGAGTATGGCGGAGGCACATATGTCGTCGCCAGTCCTTGAGGCCGCCCTGAACTACGCCCGCAAGGGCGTACCCGTATTCCCCTGCAGCATCACGAAACGCCCCCTGACAGCCCACGGCTTCAAGGATGCCAGCACCGACCCCGCGCAGATCCGCGCCTGGTGGGAGCAGTGGCCGCACGCCATCATCGGCATCCCCACAGGCGCCGCATCCGGCTTTGCCGTCATCGACCTCGACCACAAGCCCAACAAGATCGGCGTCGAGCGCAACGGCTCCCAGGCCCTCCTCGAAATCACGCAGGGCGAGGTCATCCCCGACACCGTCGAGGCCCGCACGCCGACAGGTGGCCGGCATATCTACGTGAAGAACCAGCCCACCTTCAAATGCTCGACCGACGACGAGCTTGGCATCGATGTCCGCGCCGAGGGCGGATACGTGTGCGTGCCGCCTTCCCCCGGCTACAGTTTCGAGAAACCCTTCGACTTCTTTCCCGTCATCGACGCCCCCGACTTCCTCCTCGACATCCTCACCCACGGCACCAGGAAGCGCGTGCATGAGGATCACGCCGAGCAGCTGCCCATGTCAGCAAGCGGCCCGATCGAGGCCGACGACACCCGCCCAGATGACGTGGCACAGATCCTCAACGAGGCCTGGAACCCCGACGACTATCACGACTGGAGCACCGCCGCGCTGGCACTCCACAGCCTGCCCAATGGCTACGCCATTTGGTCGGCGTGGGCAGCCCGCAGCCCCAAGTTCAACGTGGCCGAGAACCTCCGCAAGTGGAACCAGACGGTGCCGAAGCCGGGCGGAATAGGCCCGAGATCCATCCTTGCACGCGCCTCCAAGGAGCGGCTGTCGGAGCTAGGCCGGGCAGCACGCCCGACGCAGACGTTCGCCATGTTTCAGGGGGGAGGACAGGGGGGAGGACAGTGGCAAATCATGTCTCCCCTTGACAAGAAGCCCGTGGCCAAAATCCGCACCATAAGCTTCCTCGACCTCCTCAACGACCACAGCGTCGATGAGCCGGACTACATTGAGCCCAACTTCCTCGGGCCCGGCATGTTCGGCCTGATCGCTGGTCCGCCCAAGGCGCAGAAAAGCTTCCTCCTCACCGAGATGCTCATCGCCGCGGCGACCGGCACGTCCTTCCTGGGTGGCCTCTACACCGTCCCCAAACCCCTCAAAGTGTTCTACCTGCAGGCGGAGATGGGCCGGAAGCTTCTCAAGAAGCGCGCCCAGATGATGACGCTGCTGGCACCCGAGCAGAAAGTGCTCCTCGGCCAGAACCTGGTTGTGACGGAACGCTTCCACATGCTGCTGGACGAGGCCGGCGTCAGGATGGCCGCCGAGATCATCATGGAGGCCTTCCCCGATGGCGGCCCCGACATCATCGCCATCGACCCGCTGGCAAACCTCTTCGACGGGGAAAGCGAGGACAAGGCGCCCGAGGTCATGGCCTTCCTGACGGGCCGCATCGACGCCCTGAGACGCCTCGTTAACCCGGCGGCAGCCATCCTCATGGTGCACCACAGCGCCAAGAAGAACGCCGAGGACATGAACCGCGACCCCTTCGTGGCCATCCGTGGCAGCGGAGCTCTCCGCGGCTACTACGACACCGGCATCATCATCTACCGCAAGAGCGAAGAGGCGCCCGAGCGCAAGATCTTCATCGAGTGCCGAAACGGGGAAAGCCCCGAGCCGATCACCGTTAAGCTGACCGAGCGCGGCACCTTTGAGGTCGTGGACACCTCAGTGCAGGGGGTTAGCAGGTCCATGGCGCAGGTCGTGCTGGAGGAAATCCGGTCAGCTTGGAACGCCGGCAAGCCCCTCTCCAATGCCAGCCAGACCCGGAAGGAGGGCAGGCACGTCGGACGCCGTATGGCCGCAATGCATGGAATGGTCGCCGAGGCAGTCGATGCTCTCGTCCAGCGGTGGCTGGATAACGGCACCGTGAGCTTGGAAATGGTGGACAGGAAGACAAAACTTAAGGGTTTAAAGGTCACCGGAATTATTAATGCGGAAGTCGGTTGATGGTGGCGGAAGTCGCGGAAGCTGGCAGTCAAGTCATTGAAAAGATTGAAGGCGGAAGTCTGGCGGAGGTTGGGAAGTCTGGCATGCAAGTTATTGAAAACAAAGCGGAGGTTGAAGTGGCGGAAGTCCCCCATACCCCTGTAGAGACTTCCGCCGGAGCGAAGTCTCCATTGAAGGAAGCCGACGCAGGTGAAACGACACCTGCGGAGGAGAATGCCAGCGAGGCAATTCTCGACAGGGTGGCAAAGAATATTTCCCCCGAGCCGAATAGTGGGTGCTGGTTGTGGACCGGAACTATCGACCGGGATGGCTACGGGCGGATGACCGTCAATAGCAAATCGATTGAGGCGCACCGATTGGTCTACCGCCTGATGGTTGGCGAGATTGCACCAGGGGTGCACGTCTGTCACCGCTGCGATGTCCGATGTTGCGTGAACCCTACCCACCTGTGGCTCGGCACCAACCAGCAGAACACCGCCGATCGCAACGCCAAGCGGCGGCAGGCAGTAGGTGAGCGCAATGGCAACGCCAAGCTGACAGCCCAGCAGGCGCAGGAGATTAGGGCGTCGTCAGCCAGCAGCTATGTCTTGAGTAGGAAATACAACATTGCGCGGAGCGTCGTGAGCTCAATCAAGGCAGGCAAACTTTGGCAGGAGGCTGGCAATGCTCAGGTCTAGGTCACAAATTGCGATTGAGGCACTGGATGAGGTGGCAGCCTCAATGGAAACAAAATGGGGAGTTTCTCGCCTCCCCAAGCTCGTCAGCGTGGACTTGGCTGAAAGGTTCTACCGACAGGCCGACAAACTCAACGACGCCATCGCCGAGGAATGCACGGGCGGCTCCGTGGCCAACGTCGAGTATGAGGCCGGGCGGATGGTAAATGCCTGGATGGCCCTAGACGCCGCAGCGGAGGCCGCTGGGCGGGGTCCGGCGACTGGGCAGTGCATGGCAGCCAGAATGAGCGATGGCCGCTCCTTGGTCATCTGTGATGATCTGGAGGGGGCTCACGTCTGGCGGCAGCAGAACCCGGATCAGCCGGCGGCACTCTGGACGCTGGAGGAAATCGTGCGCGTCCTTGAGGGGTTCGACCTGGTCAACCGCACCAAGCACCTGTTCGAGGGGGCGGTGGTCGAGGATGCGCGGGCATCACGTCGCGTCAATTGGGCGAGGGGCGATGAGTTGCCGGAGGATATGCGGAACTCTTACCTTGCGGCGGGGTGACGTAGGGTGATGCTATTGAATAATCCAAATGGTTTTCAGGAATAAGACATGGGCCGCAAACCGCCTACAGCCAAGTCCCTCGCCAACCTTCGCCCGGCGCAGCCCGGCGAGGTCCGCAACCCGGCGGGCCGGCCCAAAACGCCCGACGAGGTGCGCGATGCCTTCCGCGCGGCGTCGGCTCAGGCTGTCACCGTCCTGGTCGATATCATGCTCAACGGCAAGAGCGAGGACACGCGGGTAAAGGCCGCGGGCGTCGTGCTTGATCGCGCCTACGGCAAGGCGACACAGGCGGTGGACGTGCGGGTGACCGATGTCGGCGCGATGCACCTGCAGCTGCTCGAAGAGATCCGTGCTCGCCGGCAGGAGCGGATCGGCCAGGCGCCGATCGATGTCACTCCGACCTATACACAAATCCCCTCCGAAAACGTCAGCGTCGAGATCAATAAAACCAACGGTTCTGATGATGACACTTGACAGTACACAAATCAGATGTTATGTGTAGGTCATAGATAGCAGGAAAGCGGACGATGACGAGGGTGACGAGCAACCAACCAGGTGACGAGACGACGGAGGCCCAGCGGGCTGCGCGCCCGGCGGCGCCGGCCGCCGAGGCCCCCCCGGAGGGGCATGGGGCCCCACCCCCCGTCGCCGGTGACGGGCAGGGTGGTACGGCTGCGAAAAAAAATAAAACCCGCGTGGCCCTCTACCTCCGCGTCTCCACCCGCGGCCAAACGGTCGAGAACCAGGAGCGCGAGCTCCGCGAGGTTGCCGACCGCGCCGGGTGGGAGGTTGTTGCGGTCTACAAGGACGAGGGCATCAGCGGCAGCAAGGGGCGCGACAAACGCCCCGCTTTTGACGCCCTGCTGAAGGACGCGGTGCGCCGTCGTTTCAGCATGGTGGCGTCATGGTCTGTCGACCGCCTGGGCCGCAGCCTCCAGCACCTGATCGGGTTCCTGTCGGAAATCCAGGGCGCGGGCGTTGACCTGTATCTGCATAAGCAGGCGATTGATACCTCCACGCCTGCCGGCAAGGCGCTGTTTCAGATGATGGGCGTGTTCGCTGAATTTGAGCGGGCGATGATCGTGGACCGCGTCAATGCCGGCCTCGACACTGCGCGCGCCAAGGGCACGAAGCTCGGGCGGCGCAAACTACCGGAGGTGAAGCGGTCGGCCATTCGTGAGGAGCTTGCGAAGGGCGCTGGCATCAACCGGACTGCAACCCTCCACGGTGTCGGCGTGCTGACTGTTCAGCGGATCAAGAAGGAGATGGCGGCGTGAAGAAGAAGACACCCCTGCAAAAAGACCGGGCGGAAAGGGCTGCCTATCTGCGCAAGCTGGAAGCCAAGCTGGCTGCGGTTGAGAAAGAACGGCGCGCGACGGTGCGGCAGCTTGTGAAGCTGGAGAAGCGCATCGAGGTTTTGTGGGGTCGCGGTGAGGCGCTGATCAAGGAACACGACGACATCCTGGAGGGCAATGCAAAATATCCCGGCGGCTACCGCCACAGCTTCGCAGCAATTCGCGATGCGTTGCGTGACGGCATGAGTGTCGAGGATGCGGCCAGGAAATTTCGGTTTGGGGTTTGGGTAGTGGAGCGCATCAAGAAGGAGATGGCGGATGCCTGACATCACAATTCCACCCGCTGCGCTGGAGGCGGGGGCGAGGGCAATTGCCGTTGACGGGGGCATTGCTGACCCGGAATGGCGTTTCTACAAAGAAGCAGCCCGCGCCGCCTTCCTCGCCATGCTTGAGGCGTGGCCGGGGATGTACACGCGAGCCGACGAGCCAGATCGGTCGGACACAGCCATCATCCTCCCCTTATCGCCGCAAGAGGATACCCGCGATGCCTAGGTACGCCGAACCGAAAGCTGGCGAGTGGGTCCAGCCTGTTCGCAAGGGCTACAAAATGTGCTGCTGCGACTGCGGTCTAGTTCACAGCATTGACTTTCGTGTGAAGGATGGCCGCGTGCAGTTCCGCGTTTTCAGGAACAATAGATCAACTGCGCTTGTGAGACGCCACAACAACATCACGGTAAAGCAAGAGGCCAGCGATGGAAAGTGACGCCCTGAAAGCTGCCGCCAGCATTGCCTCTCAACGTCAGGAAAGCATCAGGAGAACAGCGATGAGTGAGACTTACAGCACAAAAGGCGCGATCTGCCCGCACTGCGGAAACCTGAATAACCCAGCCGATGACGGCGCAAGCCTGTTCGATGAGGCCACCGACATCTTCAACTGCGTGTCGTGTGGAAAAGATTTCTCCGTCAACGTCATGCTGTCGTTTGCATGGCGCTGTGAACCGTTGGAGGCCAGCGATGGAAAGTGATGCCCTGAAATCCGCCAGCCGCATTGCCTCTCAACGTCAGGAAAGCATCAGGAGAACAGCGATGAGTGACCTTGTGAAGAGACTGCGTGATCCGTACTTCGGCACGGAAACGTCAGAGCGCAACCTGATGAACCAAGCCGCCGCCCGCATCGAGAAGCTGGAGGCGGCGCTGCGGGATGCTCTCAGCTATTCCACAATTGGCGACATGCCGGTGACGATTTACAAAAACGCCCGCGCCGCACTGGAGGAACGCGCATGAGCCTCGACCGGCAGATCGAGGACGCCGTGCGCCGCCAGGACGTTTATTTTCACGACCATGTGCTGAAGATGGTGCTGGGCAACTGCGTGCGGTTGCTGGGTGTTCGTGAGACGCGGCGCCTGGTGCTGAAGTATGCGCGCAATTTGAAATGGTTTTGAAGCGATGACCCTTGGCAACAAATTCGGCGGGAAGCGTGTGAAGAGCGAGGTGGAGGTGCCCCCGTCCCCCCCGCCTCCCCCGTTTGTTTTGGCTCCGCCGCCTGAGAAAAAAAAGAGGGTGACGAAGAAAGAGGCCGAGAGGATTGCGAAGGAGGAGATGATCGCATTGACGAAGAAGCTTGAGGCTGAGAACGAGGCCGCGGGCTTGGTGGCAACGGTTGCGGTTGAGGTTCCAAAGGCTGACCCGGTCGCGATCGAGGCGAGCCTGCGGTCGGTGCTTACGGATTATGCGAGTGACCCGGTGGGTTTTGTTCGAGACGTGCTGGGTGCGGAGCCCGACGAGTGGCAGGCGAAGGTGATGACGGACGTGGCGCGTGGCGAGCGCAGGATCTCGGTGCGAGCGGGACACGGCGTCGGCAAGTCTACATTCGTGGCTTGGCTGGCCATATGGCACATGGTTGCCAAGTACCCCCAAAAGTGTGTCATGACCGCTCCAACTGCGGGCCAGCTGTTCGATGCGCTGTTCGCGGAGATCAAGCTGTGGATCAACCGCCTGCCGGCGCCGATCAGGGCGTTGTTTGAAACGACATCGGAGAAGGTGACGCTGAAGGCGGCGCCCGAGGCGTCATTCATCAGCGCACGGACGAGTTCTGCGGATCGCCCCGAGGCCTTGGCTGGCATTCACTCGGATCATGTGTTGATTTTGGTGGACGAGGCGAGTGCCGTGCCGGAGGCGGTGTATGAGAGTGCTGCTGGCTCGATGTCGGGTCACCAGGCATGCACGATTTTGATTGGGAACCCGACGCGAAACAGCGGACTGTTTTTTAAGACGCACCATGCGCTGGCGTCGGAGTGGAAGACGTACCATGTCTCGTGTCTCGACAGCCCGCGTGTTGCGCGAGATTTTGTGAAGCAGATTGCGGACACGTATGGACCTGAGAGCAATGCGTATCGCGTGCGCGTGTTGGGTGAGTTTGCGTTGCGCGAGGACGACACGCTGATCCCGGCGGAGTTGGTGGACAGTGCGATGGCGCGGGACATCATGCTTGATGATAAAGATCCGCTGGTTTACGGCATCGACGTGGCGCGCTTTGGTGATGACAGATCTGTGTTGTGCAAGAGGCGCGGCAATGTTGTCGTCGAATTTAAAACATGGCAGGGGCTGGACCTCATGCAGCTGACGGGCGCGATCGTAAACGAGGCGAAGGGCGACAGCCCCGAGGAAATGTGCGTGGACAGCATCGGCCTGGGGTCTGGTGTCGCCGATCGCCTGCGCGAGGTGATGGGGGAGTTGCGCCTCGACATCTCCGTGCGCGACGTGAACGTGTCGGAGAGTTCGGCCATGAACCCGCAGGCGGCGAAACTGCGCGATGAGTTGTGGCTGGCAGTGAAGGACTGGCTGAACAAGCGCGCCTGCAAGCTTCCGAAGATGGATGACCTGCGCCAGGAGCTCGTCGCGCCCACCTATATGTTCACGTCAAACAGCAAGACGAAGGTTGAGGGCAAGGCGGAGATGAAGCGCCGCGGCATGCGATCGCCTGACATGGCTGACGCCTTGTGCCTGACGTTTGCCTCCCTTGCCTCAAGGGTTGGGGGAAGGGGGGCGAAGTGGAAGAAGGGGCAACCCCTAAAACGTAACATCAAGGGGGTAGTCTGATCCGCAAGGTGGATTGGTCTGGTTTTTGACCCCCCTTATCCACCTGAAAGTGGTCTGGACAAATGCTAGAGTAGACTAGACCACTTATTGCCTTGACACAGATTGTGTGTTATGGGTGGGCACCATCAATCCGTAGGGGCCCCCTTTATGTCTGCACGCGACAGCGCATCCCCAGGCCGCGGCTCCTCTGGCGGCCTTGCCAACGGCGGCGTAGGTGGAGGTTTTGGCGGTGGCGCCGCTGGTGGCCGCACGGGCATGGGCGGCGGTGCCGGCTACAACGGCGGCTACGGCAGCCACACCGGCCTGACGACTGGCACCGATATCCGCGGCAACACTGCTTTTGGGCGCGCTGGCGGCGACGTGCAGGCCTACGGCATGCGTGACGCGCGCAGCCTGGCGGGTGCTGGCATGGGGCCGAGCCTGGGCTCCTATGGCAATTTCCGCACACCCACCGGCCAGCCGATGTTTGCCGGATCTCCGGTGCAGGGCCAGAGCTTCTACGGCATGAACATGGGGCAGGCTCTCAGCCAGGCGCATCGCGCACAGGCGGCCAACCGCCCCCAGGTGGGCGGTATTCTCGACAGCACTGCGGTGCCTGCAAGCGCGGAGACTTACCCGGCGGTTGAGCAGGAATTGGCGATGCCGACCAACCCGCCGAGTTTTGTGAGCAACCCTTTTGTGGAAAAGCCGGCCACGATTGCGGACTACGTGCGGAGCTTGGTGAAGTCATACCAGGGCCTCAATGCTCCTCCCGCCGCTCCTGTCGGCGCAGCCTGGACCCCCGCGTCCTCGACCAATCCTCCGATGCAATCTGTCCCAGGGTGGGCAAACGTCCAGCGGGGAATGCCTGGCACGCCCGGCACCAACTGGCAGAATAATTCAGCGAATTGGCCGCGCCAGGGTACGCCCGGCGTCCGCAGCATCAATAACACTGACGCTGGCGGCTACCCGAGCATTGGACAGGACACGCGACCGGCAGGGATTTATTGACATGGCGATAAACCGAGGCGGCAGCACCAGCCAGTTTATGAAGCAACTGGAATATGGCCTGAATGCTGGCGGCGGCGACCCGATGGGCGCCATCATGGCCTTCATGGGCAGGCCGTTCCAGAAGAGGACCGATGGCGGTTCGCCCTGGATGACGATCAACCCGCTCACGCAGAGCACGTATCAGACCGGCACGAGCAACCCCGCGGCGGCGGCTGCCAGCAAGCCTCCCGTGGATGATACCGCCCTCTCCGATGAGGAGAAGCGCCGCCAGGAAATGATCAAGGCGGGCCTGCCGCCCTTCTACGTTGATTGGCTGCGCACCAGCGGACAGTACGGCGGCGTGCCCCCGACGCCGGGGCTGCTTGGATGATGGAAGACATCGAAAACGTCGAGAGCGTGGCCATGGCCGAGCCCATGGACGACACCGAGTTCCAGGGCGCGGTGACGGCGGCGATCACCGACGCGACGGACTACATCGACAGCGTCATTGCCCCGCAGCGCGTGCTGGCTGAAAAATTTTACCGCGGCGAGCCTTTCGGCAACGAGGAGGAGGGCCGCAGCCAGGTCGTGATGACCGTCGTGCAGGACACCATTCTCGCGATGATGCCGAGCCTGCTTCGCGTGTTTACGGCGTCGGAGAAGCCGGTAGAGTTCAGCCCCCGCACTGCCGCGAAAAACGCGCAGGCGGAGCAGGCGACGGACTACGTGAACTACGTGTTCATGAATGATAACCCTGGATTTACGATCCTGCACTCGGCGTTCAAGGACGCCATGAAAAGCAAGATCGGCGTCATCAAGTGGTCTACGGAAGAGAGCACCGAGGTCAGGGAGTGGTCTGAGAACAATCTTTCACAGGCCCAGATCGCCGTCCTGCAGCAAGATCAGTCCGTCGAAATTGTCGGTTACTCCCAGACTGGGGTGGGCGAGCCGGACCCTATGACCGGGCAGCCCACCCCGCTTTTTCTGGTTAATTACAAGCATTTTTATACCAAGAAACGCCAGGTCGTGGAGTGTGTCCCGCCCGAGGAGTTCCTTGTCTCCCGCAATGCGCGCGACATCGACACTGCGGACTATGTCGGGCACCGCTCCCTAAAAACGCTCTCCGAGCTTGTGGCTATGGGCTACAACGCGGAGGACATCAAGGAGCACGGCAACACGTCCTCCTCGTTCAACATGAACACCGAGGCGCAGGTCCGCAATCCCGCGCTGCAAACGTTCCTGGGCGGCGTGGATGGCGCCACGGATCCCGCCATGCGGCGCTACGAGTACATTGAGAGCTACATCCGCATCGACAAGGATGGCGACGGCATTGCTGAGTTGCGCCGTGTCTGCACGATCGGCGAGGGCTCCTACGTGCTGCACGACGAGGTGGTTGACGAGGTCAAGTATGCCGTCATCTGCCCCAACCCCGAGCCCCACATGGTCATTGGGTCCAGTGTCGCCGATCAGGTGATGGACCTGCAGCTGATCAAGTCCAACATTGTCCGCAACATGCTGGACAGCCTGGCCAACTCAATCCACCCCGACACGGCGGTGGTCGAGGGCCAGGCGAACATGGACGACGTGCTGAACAACGAGGTCGGTCGCGTTATCCGCATGACGACGCCGGGCGCCGTTCAGGAGCTCACGCACACGTTTGTGGGTCAGCAGGCCATGCCCGTCATCAGCTGGCTGGATGACGTTCAGGCCTCGCGCACGGGCATCTCCAAGGCCACGCAGGGCCTCGACGCTGACGTGCTGCAGAGCACGACGAAGGCGGCGGTGACGGCGACCATGAGCGCGGCGCAGGAGCGCCTTGAGATGGTGGCGCGGATATTTGCCGAGACGGGCATCAAGCGCCTTTTCAAGGGCCTTCTCAAGGAAGTCATCCGCAATCAGGACAGGCCCCGCACCATCCGCCTGCGCAATCAGTGGGTAGACGTGGACCCGCGTGCGTGGGACGCGGATATGGACGTGATCGTGAACGTCGGCCTCGGCACTGGCTCGATCGAGCAGAAAATGCAGGGCCTGATGATGATCTCCCAGAAGCAGCAGGAGATCCTGCAGGCCATGGGCCCTAATAACCCGCTGGTGAGCGTCAAGCAGTACCGCAACACGCTGGCGCAGATGATTGAGCTTCAGGGCTTCAAGGACGCCTCGCGTTATTTCAACGAGATCACGCCCGAGGCCGAGCAGCAGCTGGCGCAGCCTCCGCAGCCGCAGCCTGACCCGACGCAGATCTTGGCGCAGGTCGAGGCTCAGAAGGTTCAGAAGGACATTGAGATCGCCGACAAGAAGATGGCGGTCGAGATTGCCACGCAGAAGGCCGCCGACGACCGCGAGCGCGACAAGCTGGAGACGGACGTGTGGCTGAAGTCTTACGAGATGGGCCTGAAGTACGGCGTCGTCGTGCCGGTCGAGCAGGCGCTCGCCATCATCGACCGCCCGCGTGATCTGGCGCCGCAGCAGATGGGGGTGCAGTGATGGCTGCTGGCGCGACGAGACAACCAAATGCCTACCGAAAGCCGCCGGGCCTTCTAGAGCCCGGACAGCCGCGTGCGCCGATTAGTGGCGTTTTCGTTGGATACGGCCCCCAGCAGCCTGATGGCCGCATCTGGCAGGAGAAGGTGCGCGACACCGGCAACGAGTGGGCAGATTACGCTCTCGGACCAAGCCGCGACAGCATCGAGGGGCTATTGAGCTTCTCCGATGCCTCTGACGTGCAGGACGCCGCAACAAACAACCAGGAGCTTTCCTCTGCCCTGTGGCAGGGCCGCTGGGGCGATGCCGCGCGTGCGGCTCCCTGGGCTGGCCTCTCAAGCGCCATGGCCATTCTGCCAGGCTCTCTGGGCTCACTGGATAATGCCGCCAGGCGCGCAACTGACGTGGCCCCTTCAGCGCCTCCGATCGGCCACAACGGCGGCCCCGCCATGACGCCCTACGATTTACCCGCCGGCAGCGATCCCCGCTACCTGGGCGCGGCGCCCGACCGCAGCGACCTCACATATCTGCGCTACAAGCCGAAAAAGACCTCCGACCGCATGGCGCGAGCCGAGGCGGCGATGCTTGACCCCAACAACCCGATCCGCAAGCAGCTGCTGACCGACATTGAGGCCGGGCGCAATTTCAAGGGCGCTGACTGGTACAATTCTGAGGAATTGCGCGACTGGTTTATCAACGAGCTCGGACCCGAGCAAGGACACGACGAATGGAAGAACTTCATCCAGCTGATGGGCTCCTCCTCGGCTGGTAGCAACGTGCTGACTAACATCAAGGGCGCGTCAGCCGTGCGCCGCCTGCAGCACCTCGACCCGGAGGTTCCCGGCACGGGAATGCGCTACAATGAGTTTGTCAAGACGCGCGAAGCGATCGGCGACTATGGCGCCGTGGCGAAGGCGCGTGAGCAGCTTCTTGGTGAGGCCGGCTACGGACACCGCTACAACAAGCTCCACGAGATGACGACTGCGCGCCAGCAGCGCGGCGAATGGGACGGCTCACCAGAGCCTGGAACGCCGGGCGCCAAAGGTTCGTGGACTGACAACCCCAAACCAGATCGGAAGAGCACACGTCTGAACTCCAGTCACATCACGAACCCGTACGCCG